CACGCTCTGGACAATGCCAAAATTGTCGAAGAAGCCGCTATGTACCAGACCATCGCTGGCATTGTTCCAGAAGCGCAGGCCCACGCCGCCGCTGGCTGTGTAGGTGCTGTCGGTTGCGTTCAGGTACAGCACCTCGTCGAGATAGACCTTGTGCGAGGAGCCGCTCACCACCACCTTCAGGCGATGCACGTCGCCGGGGTTGAGCGTCAATGCCTGACTGGCAACGGTGGTAAACGTCGTTCCACTGTTGTTATTGGCCCCATAACCCAGCGAAATGAGCGTGGGGCTGATAGCCGCATTGTAGGCAAAGCTATTACTGCCATTCGCCCAGTTGGTAGTGCGGTAGACAATGCCTGAGTTGCAGCCAGCCACCGGAACCTGTACATCCAACTCCACCGTAAAATCTTGCCAGTTGCCGACAAAGTTGAGCTGGCAGCGCGCATCATTGCCGTGCGCGCAGGTACAGAGCTGCTGGCCCTGCAGGAGTGGCGTGGTGCCGCCGGGGTCGCTACTCCACGTCGTTTGATTGGATGTGTTCGCATCATCCCAGTTGCGCCAGTAGCCCCAGAGGTAGATGTCCCCGCCCACAACCTGAAGATTGCTATTGGAGCCGCCGGAGAAGTTGTCCGCGAGATGCGCGTCGGTTTTCGTGCAGGCGTAGGCGGGATTGACCGTCCAGCCGATGGCCGAAAGCGTGGGCGACGCCTCTGGCGACGGCCCGACAATCGCAAAGCTGATTTTTGTCTGGATGGAAACGCCGCTCGTGTTCATGCCCACCGGCAAATTGGGAATAGGCGTGGTGGACAAAAGCTGAGAAAGATCAGGCAGCGTCTGCCAGGTCACGCCGCCATCGAAGCTACTTTGCACTGTCAGCACCGTGCCAACGGCGCTCACATCGGCGGTGTAGGAAATCGTTGACGACTGCACAATACCCACACTGGCGATGCTCGTGGCGGGCGAGATGCGATAGCCGTACTGGTCATAGGCCACAACCGTCGTCACGCTCGGAAACTCATATCCGAGCGTCTGCAACTGCACATTGGTATTGAGCGAGTTGCTAAAGATCGTCAGCCTGGTTGTACCGCCGTTGGTAATGCGGATATTGCGAAAATACGCCGTGTACTGGCCCTGCGAATCGCCTTCCAGCGCGACCATCGCCTGTGAAAGCGTGCCATGTCCGTTGGCCGGTAAAGATGAGAGATCAATGGAGCGGCTATACCATTGATCGTTGGCAAAGCCAGAAAGATCGGAGGATGGATGCAAGTTGAAGCCCTGCTGATCGACCAGCTTGTGCGTGTTGCCGCTGCTGGTATAGGTGAAGTCTCTGAGCGTCTGCCCGTCGCTGCATATCCCGTCCACGCCCGCCTCAATTTGCGGGCTGGTTGAGGAAATCCAGACATCATATTGCAAAGTGTCACCGCTGGCAATGCTGTACGAGCCAGCCCATATCTTGAAATACACATATTGATTGCCATATCCCGTGCTGGCCGTGCCTGTCAGCTTGATGGCCTGCATTGAGGCCAATGAGAGCATATTGTTGGCTGCCGCGACGTTGTGCAGCGTCCCGCTGCTAAAGGCGCTGGTCGTTTTCTCCGTTTTGCTGACGATGCTGCCGGCCAGCGCAAGCTCAAGATCGCCGTCGCCCGCGTTGCCATCCCCTGCATTGCCGGTTGCGCTGGTGTTGGTGAATGTCGCGCCCGTCGTCCAATCCGTCTGGAAGTGATTGAAATCGAGGGCAAAGTTCCCGAAGATACCTTCTTGCGCAAGCACTTGCTGAATTTGATCGGCCACAATCACGCCGCCATACTGATTGGCATACAGGCTATGTGATGTGCGTTTCGAAGCCAGCCACGTCATGTCTGCGATGCTATTGCACGTCCACAGATTCGCGGGTTGGGGCGTGAGATTGCTGGCAACAGGGTCAATCAAAAAACCGGCGAAAATCGTGCCTTGCACTGAGTCGACAATCGAAACGGGCTGACCTTTGCTGTATTGCGCCGTTCCGGCGGGGTCAATAATGGTGAAGCTGACTTGCGGTATCTGGTTAAGCTTGCTGGACATTTTCAGCGAGCCTTCTTTGATCTGCACGGCGTTGTTGTTGACAGTGACGGTAAGATTGCTCATGCTACGCCGCCTTCCTTACCGGCCCGCTGTGCGAGGCCATCTTGAGGATACGGCTCCCGACCATATCGGCCATTTCCATGCTGTCGATGTAGAGATGATTGTGGATATGAATTTCCGGCGCGCTGCCCCCGCTCATGGCGCTGTACATGGCAGGGGTAGGGTAGCTGCCGGCGGGATAAATTGATGCGCCCTGCGGCACGTACATGAGTTCCGGGCCGTTCTCGCCCACGACGGCGATATGGCCTACTGGATTATCGATAATGCCGGAAGCGTGACCGGGAAATGGGCTATCGTTCGTCAGATTTTTCGATAGGCCGGGCGTAAAATGATTGATTCTGGCAAAATTCGCGTTGGCCGCGTCCGCCGCCTCTGCACTTTTCTGCTCGATATAGGCCGCCGTGTCATCCATGTACTGGATGGTACTTTGATCAAGATTCTGGAAATCAAGCGTGGCATTATCGGTAAATTGCTTAAATAAGTCCTGCGCTTTCTGCGTCAATTGCAATGTGCTGGTCAGGCTGTTGTCGGCCATGTTGGCAAAGGCCCCGCGCACATCCTGGCTCATATCGTTGGTCTGATCAACGATCGTGTTTTTCATGGTGACGGTATCTTTCGCAACATGGTTGCTCATATCATCCATAACGCCTTTGACGCCCTGAAGGACGGTTTCCATGTCCAGCGTTTTGCCCTCGATATGGGAAGTGAAATCGTCCCACATGGCCTTAATATTGCCCAGGCCGCTAAAGGGAGCAAGCCCGTCCAGCAAACCATTTTTGATGTTTTCGCCAACGGAAGATGCCCAGGCGGGGTTGCTCGCGTCCTCTTGAAAATGATTGAAGTTGAGCGCGACGGCGGCAATGGCAATCGCTACCGGCCCTAATGCCGCGATCATGCCAGAGGCTGCCGTCGCCACGCCGCCCTCTGCCGCCGTCGCGGCCTCACCCACCCCGGCCATTTCGCCAGATGTGGCCTCGGCGCTAGCGCCCACGCCCTCGACGCTGGCCTCCATTTCTGTAGATGAGGCCGCGACCTCTTCGGCGTCGGTTTGCGCAGTTGCGCCGATAGATTCCATTTCGGTAGCCGATTCGTCCGCAGCGGTACCCACCCCTTCCAGATCGGTTTCCATTTCGGCTGCTGCCGTATCGGTTTCTGTCGCCGCCTCGTCGGCCTTTGTACCCATGTCCTCCATTGAAGTACCGGCGTCATCGGCCTTCGCTTTTGTGGCATCCAGATCGGCTTTCAAATTCGGGAATTGCTCAGCCAGCATCTTATCGATGGCCGCGCCGAGCTTATCCTTCAGCGCGTTTGCCAGATTTGCGACAATCCCTTCTCCCGCGTTCCATTGCGCGAAAAGGGACGCGAAGCCAGAGACGGTATCGGCGATCTTGAGGCCCACGAAGGCCGCTGCCAGCGTGCCAATGGCTCCGGCGAAAATGTAGGTCTGCGGGCCGCCTGAAGTCAGCCAGCCGATGAGGCCAGACAGCCAACCGATGAGCGTTCCGGCGACAGTAGCGACCGTACCCAGAGCGTCGCCCAGATTGGAAAGCGTATTTTTCGCGGCCCCGCTGGTGTCCAGCCACTGCGCAAAACGTGCGACGGCATTCTCGACATTGGTAATCAGGCTTTCCAGCGGCGGCAGGACATTCTGATTGAGATCGGTGCCAACCGTGTTTAAAAAGTCATCGACGTGGGGCAAAATGTCGCGAATGGATACCAGCACGGTCTGGATATCGCCGCTGTTGTTGGCAGCGGAAAGCAGGCCGGAGCCGAATTGATAGAGGTCACGCGCGACGGTGCCAATGACACCGCCAACCTCTTGCAAGATGCCCCATACGTCAGAGAGGTCAGTTTTGAAGCTGGAAAAATCGGTATGCGACAGGACGGTTTCGATCTGAGAAAGCGCCTTTGACACATCGCCGCCGATTTGCTGCGCTTCCTTCTGGAATTGCGGAGAGGCCAGCAGATTCCCGACAGCGGTCAGGCCCTTTTCCAGCGTGTCGAACAGGCTCCCTTTGACGACTTGCCCGCCCTGAACACCGAGGAAGCTGTCCAGCGCCAGCTTGGCATTCGATGCCAGCGTGGACATCAGGCCGGTCATGGTTGTGGCCTGCTTGGCCATGCCGCCGCCGAAAACCTGTTCCATGCCCTTTACCAGAGCAGGGAGTACCACGTCTGATGTCAGCTTGCCCTGCTTTGAAAGCTCCTGCACCTGCGTGACAGAGAGACCCATCGCTTTTGCCAGCAGATTCCAAGCGGGTATGCCGTAGCTGGACAATTGCATCATGTCCATTGCCGATACATGACCCTGCGCCTGAATCTTGCCGAAAATATCGACAACCGACGACAGATTGGCGTCGCTGGCTTTACCCAGATCGGAAAGCGAATCACCGATAGCAGTGATGTAAGGGATGGTCTGCTGCGTGCTGAAGCCGAAGGCCACCATTTTTTCGGCGGCCTCGTTGATGGCATCCGTCTGGAACGGCGTTTTTGCCGCGAACGTGTTGAGTTGCGCCAGAAAGGCGGTCGCTTTCGACGTCGAGTGCAGCAAGGTATCGAACGCGACGCCCGTTTGCTCTGCAGATGCGGCGGGCGCAAGCAAGGTTTGAGCAAGATTGAGCGCGCCCTGGGCTAAGCCCTGCATGGACATGTAGCTCATGAAGGCTTGCTGTGCCATGCCCATCAGGCCGCCTGAAAAGAGCGACGCCGATTGATGCGTCCTGTCGGCGGCGGAACTTACGGCATCGCTAGATTCTGACATCGACGCGCTGATCTGGTCCGCCGCTTCTTGCGCGGCTACGCCCATATCGGCAAAGCCGGAATCGATGACGCTGGTCTGTAGATCGATATTGGATGAGATTTCAGAGAGGCTTTCCCCCAGACCGGAGATAGCCTCCATCAGATCGGCAATGGCCGATTCGGGCATGGTCAGGCTTTCGGTCATGGCCGTTCCGGCTGCTTGCGCCGAGGTTGCCAGATCGTCCTGCATAATGGACGCAGCCTGTTGCGCTGCGCTATTGAGGCTGTCCAGATCGGCTTTGAAACCGACGGACATCACGCCTAAGCTGCCCAGATCGTCTGCCATTGCCTACTCTTTCGGCGTTCTCAGTTCCTGCTCTTTGATGAGAAAGAGAGCCTGCATGTCTACGAGTTCGCGCTGGTATCCACGTTCGAGGAGTTCGTGTTCAAAGCATCCGAACCGGAGACAGAGTTCGAGGACGAACCGTCGCTCTGGGTCGGATTCGATGCGTTTTTTGCGTCGGCGACCGCCCCGCGCGTGGCCTTCGAGAGTGTGAGCGCCTGATCAACCACCGGACGCACAACGCTGATGCCAAGCTGGCGCGTGACGGCCTGGCTATCCTTAATATCGAAGACCGGCAGGCCGCTTGCATTGTCGATCAGACAGGTACAGAAGACAAAGCCGTTGGCCTGGTTCTCATCCCACTGGCCCGCCGCGTTTTTGAGGTTGCGAAACGTGGCGGACTCCTCTGCCGTCAGTTCGCGCACGGCAAGCTGGCTATCGGCTTCGTCGCCAAAAATCGGCGTCTTGAGCGGTTCTTTTTGCGCGCTCAGACTCAGGATGCGCGCGCGTAACTCTTCTCGCGAAAATGCCATACTGTTCTCCCTTTTTTGATTTGCAATCAGACTTGATAAAGTGCGCCGGTCAACTGGAAGGTCAGATTGTCCTCCACGAGCTTTGAAACGGCAATGTCCAGTTGTGACTGGCTGACGTAGGCGAACGCTTCGTAGCGATTGCCGGAAGGCGCGACGCACGAAATGACGAGTAGATCGCCTGCGACAAGGTGGTTGACCATCGTCTGGTTAAACCACCACTTTTTGAGTGTGACCTTGCCAGTTGTCAGCAGCGGCTGGAAATCTTGCCACGTGGAGCCGCCAACGCCTTTATGTGTCGTGGCGTCTGCCATGTTCTTCGTTCCCTGCCACAGCCAGTCAGTGGTGTTGCCTACGCTGGCATACGGGTAGTAATTGCCCGCGTTCAGGCGTACCTGCGTTCCCGACGCGTTGGCAGTATTGAAGATGATCTTGCCGCCAACATACTGAATGGTGTAGTTGGTGACTGTTGACCAGGTGACGCCATCAGGGCTGGTCTGAACAGTGACCGCCACATTCGGGTCTAAGTACCGCTTCGTGGCGTCGTTGATGGTGTAGTTGGTATGATCTCCGCTATCGGTATAGGCGACAGGGCCACCGAGGGCGACCGAGGGCGGCGAGGTGACAAGGATGTCACCTTGCACGCCTGCGAGAAAGGCCATACTTGCACCTCGTCTTTCTCAGCTACTAGACAACGGTAACCGCGCCGGTGATCTGGATGGTGTACTGCACATCCACCACGTTGTTGACCGGATCGTGAATTTGCAAATCACTGATGTAGCCGGTGAAACTGTAGGTGTTCGTGCCACCGTTTGGACTGGCGATGAAGTAGAGCAGCGTATTGTTGAAGAATGCATTTTCCAACACGGCCTGCCCGTTGGTGTCTGATTTACCCCAGTAGCCCTTGACGACCGGCTTGCCGGATTTCAAGCCGGGGATAAACGACTCCCAGCCTGCCCCGCCCAGGCTTGTCGTGGTGTACATTGCCGCCGTGAAAGGCTGCGATACGTCATTGATAC